ATGGGGCGGAAGAACCCGAGGGTGATTTCAAAGCCGCGATGGTCGAGGCGTAGGCCCAAGGCTCGCCTCCTGCGATCAGACGCGCGCTTCTTCGGCGCGGTCGCCGCAGTGGCTGTGGCCGCGTTCAGCGGGACCATGTTGTGGACGCGGGGTGCGGAGGTTCAGGTCGCTCAAGCGGCAGAGGCGCCAGCCTATGACTTCACCTGTGAGGTCGCTTACGTGAACGATGGCGACACGCTGCGTTGCGCCGATGGGACGCGGGTTCGTATCCATGCCATCGCGGCGCGGGAGACGGACAACTCCTGTTCGCCGGGCCATCCATGCCCGACCGCTTCTCACGCAGAGAGCAAGGCGGCTTTGGAACGGCTGGCAGGGCGTCGGATCAACTGCGTCAGGACCGGCACCAGCTACAACCGCGTCACCGCCATCTGCGACAATGAGCGAGGCGTCGAGATCAACTGCGCCATGGTCCAAACCGGCGCCGCTGCGATCTGGGACAAGTTCAACCGTCAGCGGGCGATCTGTCGGGCATAAGAAAAGCCGCCTCGTCTTCGAGGCGGCTTACTTAATCAGAACAACGGACAATGACGAACCGATGATCAGTTCATCGGTTCAAACTCGAACGATTCAAGATGGCCATCGATCTCCCCGCTCTCGAACAGAGCTTCGTGGATCGCTTCATCCAGATCGTCTTCGATCTCGTCATCATCCAGTTCGATGATGACTTCGGCGGGTGCGGGCTCACCCGTGTTCACAATATCAAAGCAACGAAACTTCACTGGTATTCTCCAAAAACAGTTGGTTTGTAGTTGGAGGCCCGACGCCCCGTGGACGAAGCTGGCTCAGCTTTCGTCCCGTTGTTTGCCCGACCAACTATAAAAGCCTCTCATGGATCGGCTTGGCGTCAACCATTTTTGCCCGGCAGTCCGATCAGGTCGGCGGACCCTTGGCGAGAAAATAGGCTTCCATAAAGAGCGCGGCATCAAAGCTGTCCTGTTCCATCTTGGTCAGATGGTTCTCCAGTTCGTGGAGCCGGTTCTTTGTCAGGCTGATTTCGTTGCGGGTCTTCATGGCCTCGGCGTCGGCGCGCCTGAACACGTCCATCATGATCGCGAGGCGTTTCGGCGTCAGTTCCTCGGGGGTGAAGGTGGGTTTCACGAATTCGATCTTCATCGGCCCGCACCTCGGATCATCGACCAGAGTTGGCGCAGGATCGTGCCGTCGCGTTCGTCTCGCTCTCGTTGGCGCCTGAACTTGAGGCGGGTCCAACCTCGGCGGACTGCAAGTAGGTCGGCCGCTTCCTGCGGAGTGACCGGGTTGCCGTGATAATGGAACATTACTTGTCACCTTTAATATCGCCTTCGCGTGCAGCGTCGGTTAGATTCTGTGGTGACAGAGCTTCTTCGAAGATGTCCGCGAGCATCGCGTCCATGTCGAACGTAGTTGGGTCCATGATGGGCCTCCGAGATAAGTTGTTGTGACAAACTTATTTATCGCGGAGGCCCGTTTTGGGTGTCACTACATCCCAAACCTGCGCTTCAGCATCGCCAGTTTTGCCCGCTCAACGGGTGTCTTCAGGTTCCATTTAAGATTTTCAAGACGCTCTTGGTGCGCCTCTGTCGGACGCCCGGCGCGCACAAGTTCGGCCCATTCCGCGTCCCTGATCGGATACCAGACGTTGTTCTTCCAGTGGACGTAGCCGTCGCCGTGATCGACGTAGATCGCCTGACCTGTCTGCATGAGGCCGGAAACGTAGTCGTAGGCGGCGGGCTTAAGCAGCCCGACCAAGCCGTTTTTCGAACAGCGGTGATGGCGTTTGGCTACGAACGCCTTGGCCGAGAAAACCCACGCCACCGTCTCACTCAAGTCTTCGCTGAACAGGTGCGCGGCCTTGTTCAGGTAGCCGTCTGACAGCGACGACACGAACTCGACGATCATATGTTTCGGAGGCACGGTGTCGGCGCCCCAAGCAACATCGAACCGGAAGTTCTTTCCCTTGATGTCCTGACTGACTTCGGGCGTGAAGCCTTGGGTCGTGAAGTGCTGCTTCATGTTCAAGTGCCATGCCGTCTCGCCGCCCATCCGACACGACGGGTCGGCAATCCTTCACCGCGTTCGTCCGCTACGTCTGGAAACACGTTCTCGGCCTTCCGAAGCCGACGCGCATCCAAGAGGACATCGCCCGCTTCCTCGAAAGCGGACCAAGCCGCCGGGCCATCCAAGCCCTGCGCGGCATCGGCAAATCCTTCCTGACGTGTGCCTACGTCGTCTGGCGTCTCTGGAAAGACCCGAAGAAAACCGTCCTGATCGTCTCCGCTGGCGAGACCGGCGCGGCCGACAACGCCTCGCTCATCAAGGGCATCATCTACCACGAGGCGGGCGACAAGCTCTGGGGTTCTCTGCGTCCCGGCCGCGACCAGAAGTCCTCGACGCTGGCGTTCGACGTGGGCGGCAAGGGCGCCGACAAACAGCCGTCCGTGAAGTGCATCGGTATCACCGGCCAGCTTCCCGGCAACCGAGCCGACATCATCATCGGCGACGACGTTGAGAACCCCCGCAACTCGTGGACAGAGGATCAGCGCGACAAGCTGCGCCACCTGTTCGGCGAGTTCTCGAACATCATCAAACCGCTCGACACTTCCGAGATCATCGTCCTCGGAACGCCGCAGACGGCAGAGTCCATCTACAACGGCCTCCCGGTTCGCGGATACACCGTCCGCATCTGGACCGCCCGCTACCCCCTCGCCGACAAGCTGGCGAACTATGGGTCCGCGCTGGCGCCCATGCTGCTCGCCGACATCGAGCGTGACCCCAAGCTTTGCGAGCCTTGTGGCCTGTCGAAGCTCGGAGGGGTGCCCACCGATCCCGACCGCTTCACCGACGCCAAGCTGATCGAAAACGAACTGGACGGCACCGCCGCCGAGTTCATGCTTCAAATGATGCTCGACGTGACGTTGAGCGACGCGGAACGCTACCCGCTCAAAACGAGCGATTTGATCGTCATGGACGTGGACCCGCGACGCGGGCCGGTATCCATGGCTTGGACCTCCGCGCCAGACTACCAAATCAAGGATGTCGAGAACGTCGGATGGTCGGGCGACCGTCTCTATCGTCCCTTCAACATCTCCGAACTTTGGGCCGACTTCACCGGCGCGGTCATGCATATCGACCCCTCCGGCTCCGGCAAGGACGAGACGGCCTATGTCGTCACCAAGTTTCTCGGGACGCGCATCTACATTCGAAAGTGGGGCGGGTTCGTGGACGGCACGTCTACCGAAACCCTGACCAAGCTGGCCGAGATCGCTCGGGACGAGAAGGTCAATCTGGTCATGGTCGAAGACAACTTCGGCGACGGCATGTTCCGCCAACTCCTGTCCCCCATCCTCGCGCGCAAACACCCCTGCAAACTGGAAGGCCACAAGGTTTCCAGCATGAAGGAAAAGCGGATCGTCGGCGCCCTTGAGCCGGTGATGAAGCAGCACCGTCTGGTCATGGACCTCGCCGTTGTTCGCGAAGACCTCAAGGCCGACAGCCTACGCCGGGGCCTGTTCCAGATGACGAACATGACCGTCGTGCGCGGCGCGCTGCGCCATGACGACCGCATCGACGTGCTGGCCCAAGCCGCCGAATACTGGCGCCCATACCTCAACGCGGACGAAGAGAAACACGAGCGTCAGCACCTCGACAGGCTGGACCGGGAGTTCGAGAAGAAGTTCTTCGCGGGCACGAATGTCGGACACCTTTTGAATAAGGGCCGGGTCCGCGCCCGTGGTCGGAAGATGCGCTAAGCCGCGATCACGCGCTCGGAGAAAAACATCTTGAACAGCGTGGCGGCCTCCTTTTTGCGGATGCGAACCACGACATAAAGCAAGTCGGCAGTAGGATAGACGAGATTGAAGGTCCGCATCGTCGATGGCGGGTCGTTCTCGTCCAACCAATCCAACGCCTCTTGAACCAGTGTGTGGTCGTCAGTCACGAACTCGATCAAGGTCGAGGGAGAGGCATCCTTCAAAAACTCGACATACCATTGGCGAGTGGTCTCGATGTTGTCGATCATCAGCGACTGATAGTTCGGACTTGCCGGATCGCTGGAAGTCGTCGCATCCGCAAAGGCCAGACTGATGCGGGCCTCCAGCCAGTTTTTGGTGTTGTAGAAACCGTCCCTCATCACTTTCCTCCCCGCTCAATGAGAGGGTGGTTGCCGTGCAGGACTTTGCTGACCGTCGTGTCGGCCAAACCGAGTTCGGCGGCGACATGCTTATTCTTCCGGCCCTCGTCAGAGAGCATAAAGATTTTCAGGATGATGTCGTCCGTCATCCTTGCGCGATGCGGCCAGTTCTGACGGACCTGACGGGGCGTCAGCGACAGAAGTTCGGCCACCTCACTGATCGTCATTCCCTTGTCACGGGCGTTCTTGATTTCCAGAGTGACGGACGACCGAACCGAACCTTCCTCCGCGCCTTGTCGCGTGGTCGCTTCGATCACGAGTTTCAGGAGTTCGGCTTGGATGGTGTGCGGGCAGTCATGCCGCGTCGCGATCACCGCGATCTTGGCCGCAAGGGCTTGGGCTTCCATCATCGTTCTCCAAAAAGTTTGAGAATGGTTCCGGTGCGCTTGGCCCAATCAAGATAGCGGCGGGTGTCCTTGCCCCTAACGATCTCGATATCAAAGGACCAGTCTTCATCGCCGTAGGGTCCGGTGAATGCGCGAAAGCGTTCGTAGTCCCGCTGGATCACGCGAACTTCGAACCATGGACCTTTGAAGAAGAAATCCGTGAAGTAGCCGTGGTGGACGGTGACGACGCCATTGTTGAACTTCGCACGGGTGACGCCTCGAAACGGTTCTTCGATGTCGAAGCGGTCGTCGCTGACGATGACCGTCTTCCAAACGCCGTCTCCAATCTCGGGGTAGACGGCTTTCGCCAGCTTCGAGATCGCGGGATCAGGATTGAAAGGGTCGAGCGACCGCAGCGTCTTGATTAGATCAAGCGTCGTGGCGAGAGTCGGGTGAAACGGACTGGTGATCTGGTAGGCTTCCATGTTTCAGCCCTCCGCTTTCGAAGGGTTCACGGTCGTCCACCACCGGGCCATCTTGCCGAAGGCGTCAGCGTCGTCGGCGTTCATGCCGCAGAAGATCGCCACCGCTTGAAGATGGTCAGACAGACGAACTTCATCCTCGTCGTCGTCATAGCTCTCGCCGAATTCGACGGCCGAGACGACGACAAGACGGGTCCACCAGCCGTCGCCCTCAACCTTCACGGTGAAGCGCGTGTTGAACTCACAGGCAGGGTTCGGGTCTTTGTAGGCTTCCCATTTGGACACGCTGTATCCGCGCTTACCCTTGAAAGCATTGCGGTAGGCCGTGAGGACATCACCCATCCCGAAGCCGGGGCTGACGGAGGAGATCATGGCCTCTTCGGACCAGTCGAACGCGACCGCCGCGATGGCCGCCATACGCTCGAAAATGATCTGGTTGATGATGCCTTGGTGGTAGCTGTTCGGCTTAAAGCCTGAAGCGAACTGATTTTCGGGCACGGGTTCGTAGTAGGTCGTCAAAGTCGGGTCTCCGTTCGAGTGGACGTATGACCAGATTAAAACTCACCCTCCCGAAATTGGCCGGGTTAACGTCGCATTAAGCAAGCAAACTCATGTTATGATTGGTATTTCAGGCGAGCGGTCATGGATTTAGAACAACATTGGAGAGAGGCTCGGCGCCTCCGCGCCAAACGAAAACCTGTTCCGAACTCGCCGGAACTCAACGCTCTATTTCGCGAAGCCATTCTCGAAAAGCTCGGAAATCCTCGTCGCGACCTGTCCAACGCGGCCTTCGCCAAGCACCTGAACGAACTCGGTCTGATGACCTTCCAAGGACGGTCGTGGGACGCTGACAGCGCGCGCCATTACCGTCAGGCCCTTGAGACCGACATCGCCCGTGCTGGCGCCGAAATGGATGAGGAAGACCAGAAAGAGCCGCGCCGCATCAAGGCGATCCGCGACTATGCGCTGGCCGCACTCGCCCGATCAAACACTCCCGGCCAGACGCTTCAGGAATTGGACAACGACATCATACGACTGCGCCTCGATCTTGTTGAGGATCGAAACGCCGGAATGCACGAGATCGAGAGAGCGGTCTCGCTTCTTGAACGGAAGCGCGCCAGCCGGTCAGCCTGATTTCTTCGGAACCTTGCGAGCCTTCACCTCCGACAGCTTCGCAGCCGTCAGGGCTTCGACCTGTTTCTTCAATGCTTCGATCTCGCCAGCTTGGCGATAAAAACCAATTGAGAGGTCCGACACGACACCGGACAGGCCGCGCGGCGTGAAGCCATCCTCACGCTCCCGCGCGTCGCCGAACGTGCAGTTCCCAATCTCACTGTCCAGACGATCCAGCTTCATGCGAAGCGTCTCGACATTGTCCGATACGACGCCCTCGATGGTCGTCATGCGAGCATTGGCCTTCACGATGTGGTCAGCCAAGGCCGCATTGGTTTCCTCGACAGCGAGACGCAGCGAGGCGACTTCGGTCGAGAGTTTCGGCAGGTCGATGCCGCCGGTCAGAATGGAAAGGATCATGCTGATATTTAGTCAGCGGCGATCCGACTAATGCCCGACCAGAACGTCAGTCAGAGAGGCAGGATCACAGCCCGCTCGTAGCCGGTATGCCCGTCACTCGTCGGCAGAATGACGAACTCGTCCGTAGGCCGATTGATGAGGGCGCGAACAAGGTTCGTGAACTCTTCCGCATGTTCGATGTCGCGAACGAGTATGAAGCCGCCGTCGCCGGTCGGCTCCACATTGTAGGCGGTTGACCCCGCCTTAAGGCGTTCAAGCAAGCACCCCATAACGGCGGCTATTAAAACTTCAGGTTGGCCAAAAAGTCCAGTCCCATATCAATCGTCAATTCGCCACTACGCTTGTGACGAAAGCTTTCGAAGTTGCTGTGACCAATATGCCAAGGTATCGAATGCAGCGACTTTAGTGCTGGAATCGGCATACATACGGATCATGTCTCGCATCACCCTGTCACCTATCGATATTCAAATTGGCAAAACAATACGCGACCGCCGCGTAGCTCTGGGCCTTACTCAGTCAGAACTTGGGGGGGCTATTGGCGTCTCGTTCCAGCAGGTTCAGAAATATGAGCGCGGGGCAAATCGAGTTGCTGCTTCAACGCTGTTGCAAGTCGCCGGTGCTTTGAGATGTAGCGTAGCCGACCTCTACGGCGATCCCGTCTTAACAGGGCAATCACCCTCGGAACGAGCCATTTTGAAACTGTGGTCGCAGTTGAATCAGAAGCAGAGCGATGCTGTCGCAGCTATGCTTCAACAGTTCCTGACGCGCTAAACATGTTGTTCTCGGCTCGTAGGAGCGGGTCGTAAGAATGAAGATGTGAGACCATTTGTTAGCTGCCACTCGATATGCTAACAGTATCGCCGCACTTTGGTTCAGTCTCCATAGTCGTAGTCTTTCTGAGAGGAAACTACCTATGATCGGCTTATTATCGCGCCTTCGCAATCCGTCAGAGATACACTCCGTCGAGCCGGGCGGGGACGGTTTTGGTATTATAGCCAAGCCTGACCGCTTGTCCGATTTCTCGATGCTCGTTCGAGACGCCATCAACGATCCAGACCCATCTTACGCGGTTTTTGCTACCCGGATGACGGAAGGCACAGAACGATTATATGAGCGCGCATATATTCTCCCCTTCGACGAATAGGCTTGGCCTGATCGTCGCGGGCCTCGATTGCAAGGCGTTGTTTTAACGTAGGTTAATGACGCGCTCGGTATTCCGAGACACATCGCGAAACTGCCGAGGCACTTTTGCGTTATGGCAGGTTCCGAATGGTGTTGTCATGACCGAAGTTGTCTGTGTTTTCGTCGTTGACGACGATCCACTTGTGATGATGACACTCGAACATGCGCTCGAAGACGGGGGTTTTGTTTTTAAGACGGCTTGCTCGGCAATCGAAGCGAAAGCCCTTTTCGACACCTGCGGCGCCGAATGCCGCGCTCTGATTACAGATGTAAACCTTGGGAGCGCGGCAACAGGTTGGGATGTCGCCAGATCAGCGCGGGAAATGAACGGCACTTTGCCCGTCGTGTATGTGACTGGCGACAGTGCTCATGAGTGGCGGGCACAGGGCGTCCCCGATAGCATTCTCATCGAGAAGCCATTCGTTTCTGCACAAATCACAAACGCGGTAGCGTTCCTACTAAATGCTCAAAGCCAGCTTAGCCAAACTTTCCCTCAACGGCCTTGAACCGACCCGCTTCTGTCGCGGCTATATCGCATATGCTCGCACCTCTTGGTGGAGCGAAACGCGGTGAATAGCGACGACGACAAGATCAAACGCGAGTATATACGCAAAGTGTGGGCTTTATCCGCGAAGCCCTTCTTGAAAAGAATTTATTTTGCCGAGCTAAGCTACTGGGGAAGGCAGTCTACTGGAATTTGATGGCTTTGAAAGCTGACCCTAACGTCATGGTCGTCAGGGGCAAGCCTATCCCACCCGATGACTACATCAAACCAGAGTAGATTAACTGATTATCCATTTAGCTCGGTTCGCTCACGATGACGCTTCAGTTTCGAATGGAACGACCACAGCACGGACATACCTCCCGAGCGCATCAGTGACGGGCTGCGCGACCACTTTATCACAGTGACCGACAGTAAGCTCGTCTACAAATTTTACAAAGGCACTCTCCTGACCATCCTTCGGAGAGATTACCCAGCACTTTCCAAGTGGCTGAGCTTCAAATATTACCGAACCTTTTCCAATGGATTTAAGTAAGTTAATCATCGGCACCCAACAACGCGACACTCTCGACACTCGTAGATAACCGGCCGATCCTTAAAGATTCAGCTAATGCGAAAGGCCCTCGCGCAATGCGAGCCGCTCGATCCGGCACAGTCAGAGTGGCATTACCGTAGCGCGTTCGTAGCCTAACTTGCCGTCAGTGATGGGGAAGATGGCGTATTCATCGCTTTGATGAAACGTTAGTTCATCAATCATCTTGGCGAACTCCGCTTCCTGCCCCCGTTTTGGGACAATAACGAATCCCTCGCCGAAGACCTCGACATCGAAGATCGGCGATCCGCTTTTAATGTTTGCCAAAAGGTTCTTCATTGGCGTGATTATAAGTTTCGGGGGTCATGCCTGTCGAGAGCTTAACAGGACAATGAGAGTTATGACCCGGATTGAAATTTGGGTCACACATCCGAAGTGGGGAATATACGCATCCCGCAACTGTCAGCCCCCCCCCGTGGGGGCATCGTCCGGGGACCGTCAGGGCCGACGCTGGCCAGCATAGGACCGTATAGGAAATGCGCGGGGAGACTCGTTTCCGATTCCGACGCGATGCCTTGGCACGGTTTCGGGCACGGTCTGCACTACTCTCTCGCTAACCGCTTGAGATCGCTTGCCCTCGTTCCCGTAAGTCAGGGCACAGAGCGTCAGGCGTGATCGTCAAGCGACGGTCGAGATAGACCGTGCACGGACGATGTTGCTCGCGTGATTAAACGCGCGCGCGAGGTCAGATCGAATTTTCGTATCAACCTGCCGTTTTTGCGGTTGAGGTCATTTTTTGCGTTGACAACACCTTTTCGCCGATTCAGGTTTGAGGCATCGAATGACTCAACGCAAAGGTTGTTATCAATGCTTACCGAACTGCCCGCCGGGTTTACTCGCCTCATCGACATAACCGGCGGTCACTATGACCTGACTGTCTGGGTTCAACCGGGCGCCGACCTCGACTCTACGTTCGAGGCAATCTGTGACGACACGGGCGAACGCCTCTCGATCAACGGCTGGCTCTTTGAGGTCATCTCGTGATCGCCGCCCTTCTCGTCACCGTGATCCTGCCCGCCGCTGGCGTGGCGGTCCTGATCTTGTCCGACCCTCGAAACTAATACCCGCGTCAACGCAATCAACGGATCAGAACAATGAAAGCTGACATCTACCAAACCGTCACGGATTCCATCATCGCCATGCTTGAGGCTGGCGTCCGCCCTTGGGCGCCCGGTCACAACGCGAAGGCTTGCGGTCTGCCTGTCATCCCGACACGGGCGAACGGCGAGGCATATCGCGGCCTGAACGTCGCGCTCTTGTGGGGCGCGGCCGAAATGAAAGGCTATCGTCACCACACTTGGATGACGTTCAATCAGGCGAAGGCGTTAGGCGGATGCGTCCGCAAAGGCGAGCGGTCATCGCCCGTCGTCTATTGGGGAACCTTCAAAGCTCAAGCCGATGACGCGGACGAAGGCGACGACGGCAAAGCGCGCCTGTTCGCGAAGGGCTATGCGGTTTTCAACGTCGAACAAATCGACGGCTTGCCCGCCTCGTTTTATGAACCGGCGACGGTCGAACCTTCCGAGACCCGGATCGCCAAGGCCGATGCTTGGGCGGTCGCGACGGGCGCCGACATCAGGCACGGCGGTTCCCAAGCCTTCTATTCGCCCAAGGGTGACTTTGTGCAGGTTCCGCCCTTCGCGGCGTATGGCGAGCCGGAACGCTATTACTCGACCTTGTGCCATGAACTGACGCATTGGAGCGGCGCGAAGGCCCGGCTTGATCGCCAGTTCGGAAAGCGGTTCGGCGATAAGGCTTATGCGTTCGAAGAATTGGTCGCCGAAATGGGCGCGGCCTTTTCTTGCGCCCGCCTTGGGATCGAGAACGAAACGCGCGAGGATCACGCCTCTTATCTGGCTTCATGGCTCAAGGTTCTACGTCAGGACAAGCGCGCCATCTTCACGGCGGCGAGCAAGGCTCAAGCCGCGTGTGACTACCTTTTCGACCTCGCTGACAAGGCCGAAATTAAGCCCGTGGAGCGACCTTCCGTGGCCGATGGCGTCATCTATCTCCCTGACCTGTCGGGAGGCGTCAGCGGGCCGGAAATCGAGTCCCATGGCGACGATGACGACACGGACCCGACGCCGCCTGTCGCACCTGCACCGGCGCCCGTCTCGACTGGCGTTGCGGCCGGGTTCCTGTCGCGCCTTACCGCTTTCAAGGGAGGGCGCGTCCGGGCGCCTTCCCGCGTCGCGGCTCGCAAGCCTCGCACGGTTGACGACATCGTTGCGGACCTGACGCCGGAGCCTGTCGCCCGCCCGTTCCATCCGCGCCGTGATCCGTCGCTTTGCGAGTTCCTGTCTATCCGGGGTATCTGCGACGATGGCGGCGAACTTCGCGGACGTGACCTCGACCGCTGGCATCGCGAGGCGCCGTTCCGTCGCAAGCTTGTTCGGGCAGATGGCGTGTCCCTTGAGACGGCTGCACGTCAGGCATGGGAGGCGGGCTATTTCGATGATGTCGCGGTCCCGACGATGGATAGCAGCGACAACATGCACCCGGTCACGCCAGAGATGTTGATCGCGGCAATGGATCGGGAGCTTCGCGACGACTACGCGCACGTCTGGGGCGCCCATGACGAAGAGTTCTTCGCATGAGGGGCCGGGGCAAACGGGCGGCTGCATGGTCGCCCCTCTCGCCAGAGGCGCGAGCCTTGATCGCCGAGGGTGAACGCTTCACTTGGCGGGCTTGGCGCGATGGCGTCCTGATCTGCGAGCGAGTCGGCGTCGCCCTTGCGGATGAAGTCGAGGCGGCGCGTAATCTGGCGGCTCGCGAGGGCTGGACCTTTGAGGCCGACGACGGACTGGCGTGGGGCTATGTCAGTCTATCCGATGGCGCGGCTGCACAGCGTTGCGCGTTCGGCGTCGCGCAGAGTCCGCCCGATCTCTTCACGGTCCCTCAAGGCGTTGAGCCTTCCGAACCGTCGCGGGATCGTATGCAGGGAGACTTGTTCCGATGATCGCCCTGACCCTCTTGGACCGTCGCACCCGCGAGGCTTTCACCGTCGTCGTCCCTGACGGTTGGGAGCCTGACGCGACGGTCTATGACATCACCCGGCGGGTCGCCCTGCCGCCGGGCTTCGTCGATCCGCGCCACTGATCCGCGCCTCCGGCCTAAATACGTCTGGCCCCCGCTTTCGCAGCTTGTTCGCGGGAGCCGATCTCCGAGTAGAAGTGACAGGAACCCGCCGAGCTAACCGCTCCGGCGGGTTCTTTCCGTCATCCGGCTTTAGCCTTCTGACTATTTCCGATCTGTCCTTGCCTTGCTTGGGGGAGCGGGTTCTTCGACTTGGCTCTCCAAACTTCCCCCAAACTGTTGCTGTTCCTTATAGTCTAATTACGAATGACAACAGTTTGGGGAAAGTTTTATCGTTTTTCGATATGAACGCTGAACTTCCCCCAAACTAATGCTTTTCGCTACGAACGACATCAGTTTGGGGGAAGTTTCCAACCCGAACAGACGCAAGCAACGTCCTCTGAACCTGCCTGACGAAAGATATGGCAGCGAAATGACCCATCGTGATAAATAATCTTACGGTGAAGATCAGCAGAGGGGTCATGTCCTCTGTCAGCTTTTTCACTTGGTCGGCGCGGTCTTCACCGCACAACCTCTATGACCAAGTGCTATATGACCAGTGAACTACTTTGACTTCTCGGCTTTTGCCGCCCAACACCTGACCCCACACGAGCTTCGACAGTTCGAGCGCGCCTTCAATGACCGTGCGAGCCGAACCCTTTTCCTCGACCGTTTCGTCACCCCTCAACTCTACCGTCCCGACCTCGATACCTATCTGGCGGTCGATCAGAACGAGTTCGCGGACGGCCGGAGCCATTACGTCGCACAGGTTCTGACCGAGAACCCGTCGCTGGATTGGTCGGAGCAAACCTACTTCACCAACGCCATGAGGATCGACCACGATCCCCAAGCCTACATCGACGCCGATGGCCGCTCACGCGAGCGTTTCGTCAGGCCCATGGATCGGGTCGTCAAAGGCTTGCACCAAGCGTTCACCTTCGAGTTCGACGACGAGACGCTGACGTTTTTCCAGCGACAGCTTTCGTGGATGCGTTCGGCCAAACACCCAACCGACTGCAAGATCGGCGAGCTTTACAAAGACCTGACCCGGTTCTGTGATTTTCGGGGGATCACGGTGGCATGGTCGGGGAACAAGTCGTTCCACATCCACATCGTGTTCTCGACGGACCTCCTGACCGTCTCGGAGGGCTACCGGAACGGCTTCATGAGCCATTGGGCCAAGCTCTACCCGATTGTCACGGCGATCCTGAATCCGGGCATCAACCCGGACATGAGCATGAACCAGCCCGAGAAGTTCCGGCGACTGCCGGGCGGGACGCGCAAGCTCAAGAAGCCCAACGCCATCGGCATCCCGGCGGGAACGCCCGTGCCACAACTCGTGATGTGGGAGAAGTGGATCGACCGCGCGCCGAACGGATCGAGCGCGACCTTCTGGGATGACAGTCTGTTCGTCGAGTATGCGCCGAAGGTCATCAAGCGTTCGGCCAAGTCGGTCACGACGATCAACGCCCTGTCGGCGCCTGTGCTGGACTACTGCGGCGGGCGCCTGCGGGACGTGTTCAACGGCGAGACGGTCTGGCCTCGCTTCGATCACTGGACGACGAACGATCAGACCGGCGAGGTTCGCGCCAAGTTCACGAACGACCATACGGACCTGACGCCTGACAGCTACATGGACGTGGACTGGAAGTCGGTCGCCATGGTCGGGACGGGCCGCGGCCTGTCGAACCGGTCGGAAGTCAGCCTCGCCAAGCCTCTGGGTGAAATGCTGGCGGACTGGATCGCCGAGTATGAGGCGATCAACGGACGGCTGCGGACGGAAGCTGAACAGGCGTTTGCGGAGAACGTGACGGACGGCGCCAGCGGGGCGCGCGAGATCGGCAAGGTTCTGTTGACCGCCGTGCGCGACGAGGAACGCGCATTCGTGTGTGCGCCGGAGGGTGTGTCGAAGACCACGAGCCTGTTCAAGAAGCATCAGCGCATCGCGGGCTGGCTTGAGGTGTCGGAGCATCCGGCGGGCGTGATGTATGCCTTCGGCGACTACAAGAACGCGCAGGACAAGGCCGACGAGTTCAACAAGTTCGCGAACGGCGCGCTCTATCATGCCGTGGTGATCCGGTCGTTTGATCGGGCCTACAAGGACGCTTGCGATCAGCTTGGGATCAGGCCCCTGACGCTTGCGGATGCGGCCGGGTATGGCGTCGGCAATCTGTGGCTGGCCATCGAGAAGTATCAGCCCGCCGTCATCACCGAGTTCGCGGCGATGCACGAGGCGATGTGGCGCGAGGTCGGCGACCGTCGCCCGGTGTTCTTTACGGTTCATGCGGTCGCCCACAAGTGGGCCATGACCTCGCAGACCCGTCTGATGTGGGCGCCGTCCTACTGGCTGGGCCAGCGCGACGCAGACCACACGAGACTGTGCCGGGGGGAGATGAACCTTGGCCTTCTCGTTCATGACGAGGTGAAGGCCGACAATCTGGTGGCCGCCTACCCCAAGGCCCTCGTGGATTGGGTCAAGGACATGACCGACAGCAACGTCGATGTCTGGCACAAGGACGCGACCATGGTCAGCCGCTACAGCGACTTCATGGCGTTCCAGACGGCCAACGGCGGGCCGATCCTGCACGAGGTTCAGACCAAGATTTCGTTCGAGGAAGCCTTCGACGTTTTCCAGACGGCGAACTACTCGGAATGGAGCGTCGTCGTGACGGCGGACTCTGGGGAGTATGCGGCCGACGACGAGCGGTCGATCTACGGCAAGCGGATCGGCAAGGAATGGTGTTTCAGGGAGCGTGATTGGCCGCTTGAGGCGGCCAAGCGCACGGTGATCCTGACGACCGAGACCGTGCCTCTCAAGGTGGCGAAGCGTCTCAACGATGCGAGCAATGTGTCGTGGACGATCTATGACCTCGACACGCCCCGGATCGTGCGGGATGCGGTTGAGACCTACCCCAAGAAGAACATCACGGCGAAGAGTCTGGTGAAGGTCTGCGCCGGGTGGCGAGCCGCCAACCCGACGCACTTCATCGTGTCGAACAAGGTCGCGGCGATCCCCGACACGATGACCCATGCCCGAGCGCGCGGGTCTAACCGGCTGATGGGAGAGACCATCATGCAGACCATGACCTACTGCTCGCCGGAAGAGTTCGAATATCTGGAAGCGTTGAACGCATGGTGCGGGACGGACGATCTCGTGCGCCATCGCCACATCGACGAGTTCAATCAGACGGCGGGCCGGAACCTTGGGTTCAGGAAGCGCGACGGCGCCCGTCACATTCTGCTCGTGAACCGCAACCTGTTCGAGCGTCTGACCGGAGAGCCGAAGGCTCGCATCCGCTACGCAATGGAAGTCACCCTGACCCGCACCGGCAAGGCGGCGGCGAAAGCAAAGGGCAAGACGACGTTCGGCGCCGCGCCAGCGGACCTCGTGTCCGATAGCCAGTTGAAGCTGATGGCGTTGTCCGCCGCCCTGACGGAGGGCGCCCGCCGTGCTGCTTAATCACGAGAGAAAGACCGTCTGGCAGTGGGTCCATGGCGACCGTTCGCTGTTGCCCGCCCCATGCTTCTGTCCAGACTGCAAGTCGCCCCTGTCGGCGGTGCGGGGAAACAATGCGGTCTGGCACTGGCGCCACAAGGCGAGCCAGCGCGATGCTGGCGTAGTTCGGATTGTTCGCAGCGAACCGTTCGCCGTAGCGCAGCACCAAATCATCGTCGGCTTCGCCTTCAAGGGTGGTGTCACGGAGCGAGCGGAAGGCGTTGCTCATAGTCATGCCTTCACCCGGCTCCAGCACACCCGAGCGGACGTTCTGTTCGATGGCGTCCGACACGTCTTCGCCACGGCTGGCGCGGGACCACAGGTCCATCGTCAGTTCGTCCTTGGTTGCCTGACGCGCCTGTTCGGTCTTGCGTTCGGTGTCACCCTCGATGCTGTCGATGGCATTGAGGACGCGGACCTGTTGAGCCGGGTTCAGAAGTGAGCGGCCGGGCAGTCGCGGACGGCGAGCCGGTTCGATTTCCGCCGATGCTGTCTCGACAGTTTCAGCCGGAGCCGCAGCCATCGCTTGGGTCTCGGAGCCGACCATTGAGCGCGGGTCTTTCCGCTCGCCTTTGGCGTCGCGGTAGGTCCAGTGCAGGTGCGGCCCGGTGCTGTTGCCGGTGTTGCCAGATGCGGCGACCTGCTGGCCTTGGGACACGGTATCTCCGACCTTCACGCCGATGTTGTCGAGGTGGGCGAAGCCTGTCGTTGAACCGTCTGCATGTCGGATGATGAGGGTCTTGCCGCCACGGCCACGGACGCCCGCGACTTCCACCACGCCATCGGCCGGAGCCGAGACGGCGGTGCCAACCGGGACCGGAATGTCGATGCCGCCATGATTGGTCGAGGCTCCCGGCAGAGGGGCGCGACGGGCGCCGATCCCAGAAGACACATTCGAGATGTTGGCGAGAGGCGCAGCATAGGTCTGGCGCGTAGGCGCCGCAGCCGGAGCAGCGGGCGTCGGCGTTTCCACCGGAGGGAGCGGCTGACCTTCAATCGTGTTGTTGAAAGCGATGACATCGGGGTCTGTCGGGTCGCGAGCGTCCAGCAGGTTTTGAAGGACGGTCGTGTCACCCGTCTCTTGAGCGTAGGCCACGACGCCGTTGACGAGTGCTTCTTGCACCGCGTCACCGTTCAGACCCGCTTGGGTCAAACGGCTGCGTTCGGCCGCGAGGTCGAAACCATCGCCACGCTGTAGGCCAGACACGGCGTTGCTGACGGTGAGGTCCAGCAGTTCCTTGTCGGTTTTCTCCTTCATCATCGCGTTGGCGCGCGTATCGAGATCGCCAGACCAACGGATCAGGCGTCCCGCGACCTGACGCTGAACATCGGGTTGAGTGAAGAGGTCGCCGGATTCGGCGATGAACTCTCGGTTCCGCTCCATCATAAATTCGTCGATGTCGTCGGGCGTCGCCCCGCTGTTGATGCGGCGTTCGACTTCCTGCGCGGTCTCGGTCTCGAACTTGGTTTGGCGAGCCGCCGCTGTGGTCGAGTAATAGGCGCGTTCGTAGGCGACCGACTGTGCCATGGCCGGGTCCATGACGCCGCCGGATGCGGCGTCGGTCTGGCCCTGTGCGAAGTCATCATCCGCCTGAACGCGGCGTTCGGCGATGTCGTTTTCGTAGAAGGCTGCTGCGTTCTGGCGAGCGAGGCCGAAGAAGTCGCGGAGGGCGTCGGACTGACCGCCGTCGCCCCGGAAGGCGGAACGGAGGTCGGCGGTGACGCGCACGTCCTGCGCGCGGGTCTCGCGGTTGATGGGGAGGATGGCGTCACGGTTGTTCGTGATGCGGTCCTGTGCGGTGCGGCGGATGCTGTTGCGGGAAAGATCAGCCATTCAGAGACGGACCTTTCGAAGCCGCGTCTTGAGACAGCTTGATACCCTTGCCTTGGTAGTAGCCGCCGACGCCAGCTTGGGCGATGCGGAGGCCAGCCCCGAGGATCGTGGGTCGAGAAATGCGGGAATACATGGAGTTCGCTTCGGCGACGGCCGCTTTCTGCTGGTTGTCAGCATTGATGTTGGTGCGCTCGGCGGCGAGCGAGTTCTGCATGACGGAATCGTTCAGAAGGTCGGTCACGCTACCGCTGATATTTAGCCCGGCTTGACCGGCCGCGACCTTGATGCGGGCCTGTTCGCGTCGAGCCTGACGCTGGCGGTCGTTCAGTTCGGCGACCTGCTGAGTGGCGATCTGCTCTTGCTGTTGTGCAAGCTGCTGGTCGATGGCGCGGGTCTGGTTTTTGGCGGACTGGATTTCGCCGATGACTTGGGTGGCGGTTCCGACGACGGCGAGGGTCGTCATGACCGTGATCGGATCACAGATGGGTTGGTCCCTCCCTTGTATGAGACATGAGGTAGAAGGGGCGCCGTTCGCGCCCGTGGGTGAGATCGACTTGTTCAATCTCGAACCCGGCCCAGAGCAGCCAGTGAATGGACTGGTGATTGCGGGCGTCGATGTAGTTGGAAAGGTGGGGCCAGAAGAGGTGCCAGCGATCCACGAAGTTTGGGGTGGCCCGGCCAATGGCCAGCTTTGCTCGCGGCCTTTCCATGCCATTCGCGCCGATCATCCAGACGATCCCGCCGTCAGCCGCGCCGAAGACGCAGATGGCCTTGCCGCTGTCGGTGATGATCCAGCCGTCAACGGACTGCATGACGCTGACCGTGAGCAGATGCAGCGGGTCAGGGTCTTCCATCTTGAGCATGGGATTGGTGGCTTTCATCTCGTCCCAATCGCCGGGGCGAAGGTCGGCGCAGATGTCTTCCAGCCATGCGATGGTCTGCTCGGCCGACACGTCGGCGAGGTCGTGAAATTCGATCATATGAAAGGTGGGTCTGACCGCCCGAAGGCGGTCAGACTCGTGCGCGATTGTTGTAGGTCGCTTCCCACTCTGCGCTGATGAAGGTGGAGGCGAACGGCGTGTCGTTCTCGATGCGGATGCGCGCCAACTGGTTCTGACCGAACACCATGAAGCGGTATCGGCCGGTCCCATAGGTCGGCGTGTTCAGCTTGAAATGCCCGGCGCCGATGGTGCGGCCGGTCATATCCGCCAGCTTGGTCGGCACAACTTCATCGACGGTATCGTCTGACCCATAGGGCGCGACGAGGGTCTTGAAATAGGCCGTGTCGGCATAGTTCACCGTGAAGGATCGCATGACCTGACGGCCGGTCGTGACGGCCACGCCATCGGATCGGCGGACGAACTGTTTCGAGAACTGGAAGGCGAAGGTGTAGCCCTCGCCGACGATCACCGGCGCCATGATCTCCGACCCCGGCACAGACACGATGTTGTCCGTCAGCCATTGGTAGGTCGTAGGGTCGATGAGCGTTTCCTGACGCCCTCCAAACCCTGCTGTGCGGACCATCTGAAAACGGTCTTTGGCTGGGCGGAACGGGAGGGTGAAGTAGGTTCGGTTCTCGGTCGTGTTGAACTCGCCGGTGACGACGGTGCGACGGTCGAGGTGGATTTGAGCGGTAGTCTCGGCCGGGATCGCGCCCGACTGAAGGTTGATCTTCTCAAGCCACAGGCCATCGGCCCGCTGCATGACGAGGAACAGCACGCCCTTGAGATAGGCGCCCGAGACGATCTTCGTGCCGGTCCCGAAATCCCACTGGTGCCAAGCCGACTGCGCCTTTTCGTCCGAAGAGGACCAATAGAACTGATAGACATAAACGCTCTGAGGCGATCCATGCGTTAGCGCAAAGAGCGTATTCAAATCGTCCGCAGCGATCAGGCCATGGACACCGGCCGGAATGTAGGTCGGGCAATGGGCGGTCACGTCGGCGGCCGAGGTCGCGTCCGTGCCAGACAGGCGGGTGTATTCTCGGATGCTGGCGAAGCCGGAGCGTTCGACCGCGAAGTAGATTTCGGAGCCGAGAGCCGCGAGGCCAGCAGACGTGTTGACGGTGTAGTTCGTGGTCGGCCGCATGGCGATGGAGGCGGTCGTCAGGCCCATCTCGCCGTTGGTCAAAGAGAACTGCGTCTGGTCCGAGGTCAGGAAGATTCCGTCGTTGTGAGCAACGGCGTCGAAGAGCTTGGCCACCTTTGTCGAGGTCGCTCCGACTTCGATCCGGTCGGTGTCCAGATAGTCGAGTTGATCCATGCGCCAGAAGTTTCCGAACATGCCGGATTCCGACATGACCACGGCTTCGTCGAACAGGAACGAGAGGCGGTTCTGATAGAAGAACACCTTCTGGATCGTGCGGCCGATGAAGCCCGGCGTGGGGTTCGTGGACTCATCGCCCAGACGACGCGGCGCCCATGAGAAGGGGGCGAAGGTGAAAGTGCCGTCCGCTTCCGAGATCAGCGCGTGAGGCATGGTCCGGTAGTCGATGGCGTTGACGAGGCCCGGCATGACGCACTGTTTCCAGACGCCGCCACTGCGACGCAGATAGTAGCTGACGAAGCCGGAGCTTTCGTCGCCTTGAACGCGGTAGACCGCGCCTTCCGCCGCCGTTTCAGGGAGCTTGTCGGATCGCTGAACCGTGCCGGTCAGATAGCCGCCAGCCGGGTTCGGCTCATACTGGTAAGGGGCGCCGGGACCGAATGCGACGCCGTTGGCATCGGTGCCGTAGTGGCGGTTGACCCAGATTTGGTAGGCTTCGTCAGGCTGCTCGTCATCGCCGAGTTCGCCCATGGCGCAGACCTTCCGGCGGTTCACGAGGAAGCTGTAGTCGGCGACCGTGAACATCGACAGGTCGCCCGCATAGTCGGCGATCCCTTCCAGATAGCCCCAACCGCCGGGAGCGTTCACTTCGCGCTCTTGACCGGTCTGACTATCGAAGACGCGGATGCGTTCGTCCGTGATCGTGACGACGTATTGCTCTTGGGTGTTGCGGTTGATGGTGTGGACGAAGACGTTGTTCGGCGCCGTCTCCATCAGCCGGGCGACACGCTCGGTCGGGGGCCGTTTGCCGAGACCGTCCGCGATGGACGACCAGCCGTTCAGTTGGCTTTCGAGTTGGTCAGTGGACCGGACGAGATCGGATTGCTGGGAGACGCCGCCGATGAGAGCCGGGATAGCCCCGGTCATCAGGCTCATTCAGACCCCCAGACCCGGCGGCCACGGATCAGCTTTCGGCCGATGTGGGCCGTGTTGAAGATGTTGATGTCGGAGATCGCGGTCTGGTCGCGGCGCAGGTTGATCCAAGCGCGCTGCTCGTCCTCTTGGGCGAAGCGTTCGCGTTGGGCGTCGCCGACGAAATCCGCGAGGAAGAGGCGGCCAGCTTTGACGGTGGCGTAGACACGGGCCAGTTCAGGCAGGGCGTCGTAGCTATAGGACCAACGGATGCGGACCTTGACCGGCTCGCTGATCGTCCACGTCAGTTTGGCCTTGTCCCAGAGGCACATCTGTTCGCGGGTCGGGTGGAACCGCTGAACAAGGTTCTGGCGCGGGTCCATCGGATTGATGGACATGGCGCCCGCCGGGATGGCGATGACGCCTTCGACATCGGGCGTGAGAACGTAGTTCTCGTCGGTATTGAACGAGAACCCACAACCACGTCGAGGTCGATGACCGAGTTCGGCTGGACGAAGAACTTAATGTCCGACGTGATCGCGGTGTAGGCGATCATCGACTCGTTCAGTTCCTCAAGTGCCAGAAGATCGCCGATGTATTCGGTGACGTGCGAGCGGCCGTAATCGTTGGCGGGGATCGCCAGCCAGCGGAGAGCCAGCCAGCCCGACTTCTCAATCGGGGTCTCGCTCTCCGAACCGGGGACGCGCTTGCCGTTGATCTCTTGATATTGGGCGTGGTTCTCGCCGCGCTTTTCGATGGCCGTGTAGACATCGACGGTCTGATCCTTCTCGGGATCGAGCGTCAGGCCGACAGCGGTGCGGGTCTCGGCCGAGAGCGTCGAGACATGGACGCTTTCGCGGGCGATGATGAGGATCGGGACGCCCCGGCTATCGCGCTTCACGACATACTGGTCGAGGCGATAGATGCGGGGCGTATCCTTTAGCGGGATGTGCAACAGGACGTTGCCCGCGATCACGAGGTGACGAAGCACTTCGGCCAGAACGGCACGGGCGCGACGGTCATCCAGAAGGTTGTTCGCCGACTGTGCGAACTGCGCCAGTTGGACATCGACCGCGTTCTTTTCCTCGCCGGTGAACTGCGCCACGGCGGCGTCCACGTTCAGGCGGAAGAACCCGACATTCGTCGGGAACAGGGTCATCAGAAGACGAGCCGACAGGCTGCGGACGCCATCGGCGCCAACGCTCTGATAGGGTTGGGTCGGAGTGTAGTGTTCGTTCTGACCCTCAAGCGGGATCAAACCGGGGATGGTCACACGCGCGGCGGTGCGCGCGTTCTCCAAGACGGTAGAACGTGCAGCCGCGAGTGCACTGAACCGTGCGGCTGCGGTTTTCATGCGGGATTAGGTCGCTTTCAGAGGGTCATTCGGCCAACCAGCGAGAGCGTGTCGGTGGGGCGGGTGACGGTATTGGTTTGGGTGCCGGTCAGACCGCCGCCCGAAAGGGTCGGGGTCAGCGGAACTGTCGCGGTTCGAGGCGCGGTCGAGGCCGTGCCTGACGCTCCGCGCGGGATGGTCAGGGAGCGGACGCCGCCTGTGCGGGCGCGTTCAATCGCGGGCAGACCGTCGAGGTAAGGATTGGTGATGATCGCCGGTTCTTTGTCGGCCGGTGCGGCGACGACCTTCGGCTTTTTGACGAGGCACATGGTCAGTCCTCCTTGCGTTTGAGGGAGGCTTCGAACTCCCGGCGCATCTGGAGGGCGACGGCGCGTTGGCCCGCCTTGAACATGATGGTGTCGAGGGTGTCGCCAGCCTTCGGCTCCGGCTCGGGGAACTTGAAGTCGAGGTATTCAAGGAACTCAGCGACCGTCACAGGGAACGGCCGAGAGTGGGCGTAGGCGGTGGGCTGGCGGTGTCTCACGCGGCGGGCTTGTCTTTCCAGACGATGCCGAGAACGCCGCCAACTGCGGCGCCGATGGCCAGCGCGACATCGACATAGGTCGGGTCGATGCTCATGCCGAAGGCGGTGGCGAGGGCCACGAGGCCGACGTAGGTGCTGCGCTCTTTGAGGCGCGGAAGGATGTAGTCGCGGACGAAATTCATGGCGTCAGCCCTTTCGAGAAAATGGATTGTGGGGAGGCATCCGGGGTAAAATCGGGGATGCTGAAATCAGAGGGCCGCTGGGCGGCGAGGATCGACGAACTGCTGGCGCCACACGTCGCGGCGCCACCGCCAGTCAAGGTTCGTCAGAAGAGGGTCGGTGTCGAAGAGACGGCGAAGTGCGACACCTGCGATGCGGAGTTCACCTATCAGCGGATGGGGAAGCCACGCAGCTTTTGCAGCAACGGCTTGCACGCTGAAGAAGTCAGTGCAGCAAAAACGAGAGGCCCGCGCACGTCTTCGGAACCCCACATCCTGAATGCGACGGCGCCGAGGTCGTCGGCTATGGAGATCACCGTCCCGCCGGTTGGTTCACGCCCCATGACGTAGAGGTCATTCCATTCATGCTCGATCCCTTGGGCCAAGAGCCATGCGGAGGCTTCATCGGCGAGGTCAGTCGGCATGAGGAAGTGAGAGACCGGCGACTGCATCAGCCGCACAAATCCGACGATCACATCGACATCAGGGATCAACGTAGCGGCGCAGTTCATTTTCCGCATAGTCGCGGATCGCCTGAACGTGGACGGTATGGTCGGCCTCCGCATCCGACATCAAGCGGAGCGAGCGGCTGACTTCTTCGTGGGGGTCGATCCCTACGCCCAACGCCATAGCGACTGCGGCGAGGAACGTGGCGCGAATCTGGTCCGCCGGATCAATGCCAGACACACGGTCCAGAACGAGAAAGGCGGGTTCGCGAAGAACGGCGACGGTCGATGCGCTTCGAACTCTGTCGCCGAGATTAGGGTCGGAGAAGATCATAGGTTTCGGTCTCTTTATAGGTGTCCATCCTTTGCGTTAAAGCACTCAATGGAAGAGGTAATCGGATCGGCGGACCTCGTTGATGTCGAAGTCCCCCATGGCCGGAAGGGGCGGGAGCTTCGCGGCGAACGCTTCGGGAAGCTGGGCGATCAGTTCGTCGCGAAAGATGGCCAGACGATCCACGCTGTATTGATCCGCGAAGGTGTCGCGCAGGATCGAGCGCAGTTCGAACACGCGGGCGGCGTGGACGCCGAAGCTGTCATGGACCACGGACAGGTCGAAGATACCGGCCTCGCGACAGGCATTGGCCACGGCCATCAGGTGTGCCGCATCCATGGAGTGGATGAAGTTGGGGCTGATCCCGTTGGCCTGACGCTGGCCGTCAATGCCGGGGGCGTCATGGCGCAGCTTGAGCCGCATCATCTTGTTCTTGTGATAGACCTTCACGAGCGACGAGCGGCCCTTCGGATAGGTCTGGAGAACCGGAAGGCCCGCCGGTGTCGTCCACCAAATCGGCAGACCGGCGGCGGTCATCACCTTGGCCGCTTCGCGCAGCCAAGCCATGGCGGTCGAGGCCGCGATGACGGTGCCGGAGATCGCCTCCCACAGGGCGTAGGACATGTAGAGGGACGAGGCGTAGTTGTCGGCCGAGCCGAGATGGGGCTGGCCGCTGGCGTCCAGTTCTCGCAGCGTCTGATAGATCATGTCCGTCATCCCGAAGCGCGTCGCGCTGTAGGTGAAGGTCATGCAGGGACGCTTGGCGATCTTGCGCGTGACCAGTCCGCCCCGCCACGGGAGAGCGCGTTCGTCCTCATCCTGATCGGCGAGGGCTTGGGCCTTCGCCGCAACGTCCGAGTAGATGTCCTGCGGCCTGTCGTCGGGCATGAGGTTGACGGCCTTGGCCCCGACCGGATCGCGGAGCATGGCCGAGAAGTGTTGTAGCCCGCTGTTCGAACCGTCGAGGCTGATCGGGAGGTGGCTGATGAAGTCGGCGCCTTCGCGGATGTAGCCCGACCATTCGATACAGGCGGCCAGAGCCATGAAGGGGCTGTCCGCTTCCGCCCAGAAGCGGGCGCCGTCGAGAGGGTTGGTCGCGCTGTCGAGGATCAGATGCTCGTTCGCCCAGAACCAGTTCATGCGCTCGTCGTGAGAGACCTTATCCACGCCGAAGAGACCGGCGATGTGGATGGCGAGCGCACCGGCTCCGGCGTCGGTGATCGGGTGGCCTTCGGCGAAGGTCAGGAGAGCCTTGCAGATGTCGTCGCCCTGCGGGTTCGGACCGGAGGACGGGATCGGATAGACGCGGCCCCGGAAGTCCACGCTGTGTGGGAAATAGATGGCGGCTTCGTCCACGAACTTGTCGGCGACCCATAGACGCTGACTGATCGCCAGACGCTTCGCCAGATTGGCGGCGTTGAGGTCGTGGATGTCGGCGGCCTCGCGCTTCCAGCGGGCCTTGACCTGTTCGTCGTGGGCGAACTCCGGCGGGCGGGGCGGGAGGTCGAGCGGCTGACGGTTGGGGAGACCGCCCAGCACACCGCCACCGTCCCAGATTTCGCGCACGACATCGAGGACCGCGCGATTGATTCGCCAAGCCGTGGACTGCACCGTGTTCACGGCCGAGTAGACGGCGGACATTTCCACCGTGCGGAGGTGTTCGTGATAGGCGGCGTTCGTCTGCTTCACGAGGCGGGCGCCCGGCGTCTTGGTGACGTAGCCGCCACGGAAAGGCGTCGTCCACCGGCGAGGGGGGACGATCATCGGCAGGTGCATCGGCTCCAACAGTTCGCACCGGGCGTGTTGCTGTTCGAGCCAGCGGTAGACAGCTTCGGTCGGGCGAATGATCTTCGTTCCACGGGCGATGGTCTCGACGGTGAACAAGCCGGTCGCATCGCAGAACAGTTCGAGGGCCTTGGCTCCCGCGCGGACGCGCTGCTGCACGGTGAACGTCCGGTCCACCCCGTGAGCGATCATGATGTTGTTGATGCCCTTGCGCTTCTTGCGCGTGACCAGAGACGACGACTTCCGCTGCGATTTGAGCAACGCCTTGAAGACATCCTTCCGGCTTTGACGAAGACCATCCATCTGGATGTGGTCGATGAAGGCGTCGGCTACAGCGATGCAGGTGACGGTGAACTTCTTGCCGGTGGCCGCTGCGTCGAGGGCGACACGGCCCGTCAGATAGGCGGCTTCTTCCGCGCCGATCTGGGAGAGGATCAGGTGAGCATCCACGCCGCGCGCGGCGCCGCCATGATCGACGCGCTCGACAAACTCGCGGATGGCTCGGGCCGTGGGTTCCGTCGCCAGCTTGAGAAGCTGACGGCCGGGCGGGAGGTCGGCTTCATCGTCCGGTGCGCGAGCCTCATTACGCCACGGCATGGGGCGGTTCGAGCGATAGCGGCTGGCACCGAGCGCGCGTGACTCGTTCTCAAGGTCGATCTGGCGAGCGACTTTCTGTCGATAGGTTTCCTGTTGCACGACGATATTTAGCCGTGCGGGGCCGGGGCTTAAGGCGGGTCAGAACGCCATGAGACGCAAAGGCGCCAACATTGCGTTGACAACATCTAATGCGCTATGGCACACAGCATCTCGTCAACCCCGAACACAGGAGACACGCATCCTAACGCTCTTTTCCGTTGAGGAGATGGGTGACTCAAGGCAATCGTTTGGCAAACCCGTTGAAGGAAGCCCGCCGATGGCCCGTCGCCGTAAATCCCCCGAAGAACTTCAAGGCTCTGTCGTCGAGGGCGTAGACCTGACCACGCCAAGCCGCCTCAAGGAGGGGGCCGGGCAGTTCATGGCTTTCGCCAAGGCTCTCCAGACCATCGCTTTTGAAATCCCGGCGCGGACTTCGCTGCGTCAGGTTTATGCCTTCGCGCTGATCGTCGAAGCCAATAGCCTCGGCAAGTCGATCATCGTCAGCGACCTCAAGGAGATCGCGGGCGCAGACAAAACCGGCGAGCCGATCTTCGGCCAATCCATCGGCCGGTCCTATCAACTGCTCATGGAGCCGACAAAGCGCGACCCGGATGGGCTGGGCTGGATCAAACTCGAAACCGACGAAGACGACCAACGGCGCAAGATCGTGCGCCTCACTCAAAAGGGAGAAGCCATCGCAAACCAACTCCGGCGCACCATAGCAACTGCCACCAAGGACGGAGACCATGGCGTTTCAGGCTAA